ATATCATCAGAATTAAAAGATAAGCACGATTGGTTTTGGTATTACAAAGAATATCAAAGATTGCACAAATTATTAGAAAACGCATTATTAGAAACAAAAAATAAAACAAAATAAGATTATGGAACTTTCAAAAGAAACATTAGAAGCTAGAGTAATAGCATCAATTTCAGTAGCTGGATTTTGGGAAGATGATATTGATAAGATTAGAGAAAAAGCATGGAATGGAGATGCTAAAAAATGGATATCCAAAAATGAATTTGATATTATGTTCGATGAATTTTACAAAGAAAAATTAAACAAATAAACTTGGTAATATGGATATTTCTTCGTATATTTGTATTGTGTTTTTTTAGTTCTGTCATTCGAATTGTTACATTCACAAAGGGAAGGTGTAAAAAACTTTCCCTTTTTTTTAACGTTTGGGATTTTAACAGGCTACTTATTATAGGGGAATAAATAAATAAATAAATTATGGCAAAAAGATTTACTGACACAAACAAATGGAACGATGTATGGTTCTCACAATTACCAAATGACTACAAGTTAGTTTGGATTTATATTCTAGATACCTGTGATAATGCTGGTATATGGTTAAAGAATATAAAAAATCTTAATTTCTTCTGTAATACCAATTTAACTGAAGAAGATTTAATTAAGACATTCTCTGATAAGCTTTCTAAAATTACTGAAGAAAAAATGATAGTAAATAAATTTTGTACTATTCAGTATGGTGATAATTTCTTAGAAAGTAAAAATAAAGCTGTTCTTTCAGCAATTAAAACATTAACTAATTTAAATTTAATTAAAGATGTAAAGGGTATCGCTACCCTATCTATACCCTATACATACCCTATCGATACCCCCAAAGAACAAGAACAAGAACAAGTTAAAGATAAAATTAAAGAAATAGTAAAAGAAAAAGAACAAGAGTTTGATGAAGTTTTTGCTGGAATGTATTAAAATAATCAGTTATGAATAATCAAGATTTATTTGAAAAGTATTTGATGACTAGAGAAGAAGTTAAACAAATCCAAACTCCTGTCTCAGCTTCTATTGATGTTTTAGTACCAAAGAAAATGCTTGGTACAAGTGAAATATCTGAAGAAGAATTTGATAAGATGTTTGAGGATATATTAAAAACAAAAAACAAAATGAAAAACAACGAACAATTAAATAAGATATTTGATTATGAAGCTGACAAATTAAATTGGGAGGAATCCAATTGGCCCGATGAATTGAAGGAGCAGGAATACAATAATGTATCTGATAGAATTCTTTCAGATATAGAGATAAAGGATGCTTTTGATAAGATGTTTAATGATATCAATTAAATTTCGTATCTTTACAAAACAATAAACAATATAATATGGCAAACGAATTCTATGTAAAGAAAGATGGAGATAAAATAATATTAACCATCGTCAGTAAATCTGAAACAAGTATTGAATTAGATATAGAAGATGCGGCAGACTTAGCATTAGATATCCAAGAACACATTGATAATTGGTTATACAATGACAAAGCTAAGAAAGAAGCTAAAGTTCAGAATGATTCAAAGAATAAATTAGGAATTGATATGAATAAATGGATTGATAATCATTTTGGAAGCAAATATGATTTAGACCCAATTGAAAGAGAAGTTAAAGAAAGAGAGATAGAAAAACTATTTGGGCAGGTATATAAAGTAGATTTAATTAATAATACAGTAACTAAAAAGAAATAATATGAATATAGACGAAATACTAAAGAAACCTTTTGATAAATTAACTAAAGAAGAAATTGAATGGGTTTTTGCAAACCTAGACTGGGGGAAACTATTTGAATCTTATGTTAAGCAGGAAGAAGAATCACAAAGATTATCAGAAAATAATTAATTTAAATGGTAGATTATAATATTTATAGAGAGTTAGGGGTTTTTATATGGAACTGCCATTTTATATTTGTTCCTCTAACATACTCTATATTTTGAGAGGCTGGCGTCATTTCCAGTCTCTCTTTTTTATGCTCACTTTTCTAAACTACTAATATTTATAAACACAAAACAATATACAATGGCAAAAATTCAAATTAAAGATTTAAAAGGATTTCCTGACTACTATGCAGGTAGTGATGGATTAATCTACACAACAAAGATATCTTACAGATACAATCCTAAAGGTGAAATAAGAGTATTAAGACCACGTACTCACCCATCAGGTTATTTATACTATGGATTATTCGTAGGTATTGGACCTAAGAAACAAAGATTATGGAGAAGAGGTCATCGTTTGATAGCAGAAACATTCTTAGGTAAGATTCCTAAAGGATTAGAAGTTAATCACAAAGATGGTGACAAACATAATAATAAGCCTGATAACTTAGAGTATATGACTCGTTCAGAAAATCTTATTCATTATCATCAAATAACTAAACCAAATAGAAATGTGCATAATTAAATTGGGAAACATAGTAGATGGATTAATAAACGTAATCACATTAGGATGGGGTAAAGATTTAGCAGGATGGATAGCTAAACGATTCTTTAACTTAGATGATTGCGGATGTGAAGCACGAAGAATCTATTTGAATGAACTATGTGGATGTAAAGAAGGAATTAAATTATATTAATATGGAAACAGCATACCAAAGAAATGAAACTTCAGTAGAAGCACATATCAAATTCTTACAAAGTATAGGAGGATTGAAAGATGTAGAGATAACCGATGAACTTAAACAAAAGATGGCAGAGGATTTAGAAAGATTTTGGAGAGATACTCCATTAGAACAAATAGCACAATTAGGATAATATGGAAAATAAATACGCACCCTTTAATGAATCAGAATTCAATCTAATGAAAGAAGAACTATCATCAATCAAAATGCATTTACCCGAACACTTAATGGGTAAGATGTGGAGTAGGTGCACACAAATAAGAGGTAACAAAGAACCACAACCTTGCAGCTGTAAATCATCAGGCGGATTATGGGTAAGATGTATTGATGAGCTGAGAAAATTTGTAAGTGATAGGATTTAATGAGTATAGAAGAAATACAAAGAGAAAACAATAGAAGGCTTGATATTCTTTATAGAGTTAAGAATGATTGGTTGATGTCCGCTTCATACAACATAACAAAGAATAGAGAGATGGCTAAGGAATTAGTTGCAGAACTCTACTCTTACATTGCCGAAAGAGGTAATCCTAATATATGGTATGGTGTAGATGATTTCAATATGATGTATCTTCATTCATTCTTACGAACACGTCACATTAATATGGTAAAGAGTAATGGTAAGGTACAAACCATTTCGGACACTTATGATGAAGTAGATGAAGAATATAATGAGGAGATGGATACCAAAGTACAGCAATGCTATGATGAAATAGTAAATGAGATACAACAACTACAAAAAACAAAGATGTGGAGTTCAGCACGATTAGCTGAATTATATTTCTTTAGTGATGATAAGATGACATTGGATAAGTTGAGTAAAGATATAGGGATAAGTAAATCAACATCCTTTCTAAATGTCAAAAAGATTAAACAACATATAAGATTAGTAAAGGTTAATCCCTTTAAACCATCGTAGAATCAATTCTAAGGTGGCAAGGTCCAACGATAAATACAAAGGTGGATGTAGTTGTTATATCTATATATATTGTTAAATACAACCAATTACAATGGCATTTCAAAAGAACGATAAAAGAATTAATAGAGCAGGTAGACCGGCTGGTGCTCTCAATAGAAGTACAGAGATGATGAAACTATCATTAGCTCGTGCTACTAATAAAGTTATGGATAATCTACCATCACTAATGGAGGAGATGATGAAGAAAGACCCAAAGGGTGCAGTAGACATCACACTTAAGATGTTAGAGTTTCATTTACCTAAACAAAGCCGAATGGAATTGAAAGCAGAAGTAGAACAAAGAATACAGCAGATATCCGTAAACATTACACAAAATCAAGTAGATGCATCTGGAAGTCAATACAACGATTAGTTATAAACACATAGAGGATTGTCCTACTAGAGTTTGTCATCTCGTAGGTGGCTCGCGTTCGGGTAAAACGTATGCAGCACTTCAATGGCTTATCGTACAGGCCCTTCAAAATAAAGAGTTGGTAACTATTGTAAGGAAAACAATACCATCCCTTAAAAGGACTGTAATGAAGGATTTCAAAGACCTTATGCAATCAATGGGGATATGGAATGAGGACGAGTTTAATATTTCCGATAGAACATATACGTTCTATAATGATTCACAAATACAATTCATTAGTACAGACAACGCAGAGAAGTTAAGAGGAGTTAAATCAAATATACTATGGATAGAAGAAGCATCCGAAGTTGATAGTGAATCTTATCTACAATTA